CAGGACGTCTGTCCATGGCCAATCCGAACCTACAGCAAGTCCCTGCCCGTCACGAGATTATCGGCCCCATGGTGCGCAGCCTATTCCTTCCCGAAGAGGGCGAGATGTGGGCATCAAATGACTTCTCCTCACAGGAGCCACGCTTGCTTGTCCACTATGCTTCGCTCCTCGATTTACCCGGAGCCGACAAGATGGTGGATGCCTATCAGAACGACCCCAACACGGACTTTCACCAGATGGTTGCCGACATGGCCGGCATCAAAAGGAAAGCTGCCAAGACCATTGGCCTTGGCTTGATGTACGGCATGGGCAAGAACAAACTGGCAGCGCAGCTTGACCTTAACCTCGACGAAGCGTCAGAGCTTATCGACCAGTTCCACAGGAATGTCCCGTTCCTCAAAGGCACGGTGAACGCCGTGATGAAACGGATCGAGCATCCCGCATCAGGCGGATCCATCCGCACCCTTCTTGGACGCAAGTGCCGGTTCCCACTTTGGGAGCCGATGGAGTGGGGCGTGAACAAAGCTCTCCCACGTGAGCAAGCCGTCATGGAATACGGCCAACGGATCAAGCGCGCAGGCACCTACAAGGGTTTGAACCGCCTCATCCAAGGGTCAGCCGCTGACCAGACAAAGGCAGCAATGGTTGCGTTAGCTCGGGAGGGGATCATGCCCATGCTGCAGGTTCACGATGAACTGGCATTGAGCGTCAAGACAAAGGAAGAAGCGCAGCGTGCAGCAGAAATTATGGCAACGTGCGTAAATATGCAAGTCCCCAGTCGGTGCGATGTGGAAGTCGGACCGAGCTGGGGAGAGGCCAAATAATCAGCGGACGCGCCCTTCAAGGCGGTCTGCTACCAACTTGGCGTAGCCGGCAATATCTAGCCAGTGGTCAACCACATCAGGATTGCCGTTCACAATGCGGCCAATCTTGTGGATGATCATGTCCATGGCTTCCGCCTGATCATGTGCCAACGTCTTGTCACGATTGTTCAAAGCGGCTTGTACAACACGTTTCAACATCTGCATGACTTCAGCGCCCTCGATGAACTTGCCGTACTCCACGGCCCGAGCGTCAAGGGTTGCGTCTACTTCATCAGGGAAGTCAAACATCTCAATCTCCAGTGGTGCGCTGCCGGCAGCGCTCTGCTGAGCAGGGGCAAGTGTGGCCAACTGCTCAGACCTCTTGGGGAACACAAAGCCTTTCTTCTTCATTGTGTTACGCAAAACATAAATGGATTGCTTGGTTAGGCCAAATCGCACTGCTACCTCATTTGGCGCTGCCGCAGGATTACTCTGCATAAATGAGCGTGCGCGTGCGGTTTTTGTATTTTTACGTTTAGTTGCTTTCATACTGGACTTTCTTCATATTGCGATTGCTCGCGTTGGGTTGGTTTAGGAAAGAACTTTGGGTCAAGTCTTGTGAATGGCCACCACGCCATCAGTTGTTCTTGACTCAAAGGTTTTTGGGGCTCTTGGGACTGCAGCTTCTTTTGAATTGTTAAAGACTTCATAATATTTCTTAGGCATCGGTGCCTTCTTATCTAACAGGTTGCGCAGCCATTCCGCGCCACCTAATTGGTTGAGAATCATCCACTGTCTGTCAGACATCCTCACTTGTCTTCCGATCAGTGGCTCGGGTGGTTTTGGTCTTGGCATGTTCTAATAAATTCCTTGTCGTTACTCTTTTGGTCCAGCAGCAAGCGCAAATCCACTTTGCTGCACTCATTTGTATTCCACCTTCCGGTGGCCGCATCTCTTCGCATTTATTACAAAGTTGTAATTGATGCACATGTTGCTTGCTTCCAAGCCGTAAATGTTGCTTTGTGAAGCTCACGTTTTCATATTCCTTATGTAGACAGCAAAACTGCCTATTGTGTCAGGGCCGAAAGCCTTCATCTTCTCAATTTCCTTGGCCACCTCTTCAAGCACCAAGTTGCGTTGCGTAGACAAGACCCATGGATCCTCTTCAAGCTGCTCAATGACCATCTGGCGCTTACGCCAACCCATGGCCTTCTCCCAGATATTTAGTTCTTTCATGTTTTCTTCTCCTCAATGTTGTAAAACCAATCGTCGCCCGCGGACCACTTGCGTGTGCCATCCACTGTCCACAACCTTTGCGCTGCTTGGAAGTCAGGGAACTTCGTATCAGCAGGAACAAGACTCTGGTCATACCAGAGGCACCGGTTGTTGGGCTGACAGGCAAACTGCCCGTTGTCCAAGGCCATAAAGTTAAAGCTCTTGTGCTCCTCGGCCGTTTCTGTAAACCCCGTGTCCAAGTCCATGCCGTCAGCACAGAAGTCCACAGTGAACAAGTAGCGCCCGAAATGCCATTCCTTATCTTTGCCAAGGAACTTCACGCCAAGATTGCGCAAGCCAATCTTTTCAATGATGGTGAATTGATAGCCCATGCAATCCCATAACTGCAGGGTGTCAATGGGCAAATTACCATGGTCCGCGTGCCACACATATGCATGGATCGGCAGCTTGTCGTACAGCGCCCCGTAGTGCGGCAGTAGGGATTCAATCCTAAATACCTGACCGCGCAGCGCCTTCAAACTAACCCACACTGCCGGCTCCAACTCGCCATGGCCCTTGTGATCGTTGTACAGAAACTCACGTTTTACAAAACACTTCAAAGGCGGCAGTGATGCCACGATGTAACTCATTTGTTCTCCCTGTTAAAAAACCATTTCCATTTACGTTTTTTGGCAATCTGTACAAGCCTTTCCGCAACATACTTCTCAACAGATATTCCCATCTTGCGAGCCGCCTCCACTTCCTCTCGCATCAAAATAACTTTGCCAATCCTGTTCTCGTTCCTTACCTTTCGGACAATCATTTGTCTTCCTTAAGCTTGGCTTCTGCCTGTTCCATCATGCGTCGATAGATTTCAGGCTCCTTCTCTTTAAGCCGCCCCAAAAACAGCGGCAGCCATGTTTCATCAGTCGGCAAATTGCGCATCAATTCACCTAGTTCTTTGTATGTGATCAACTGTTTTCTCCTCATACTTGCTGCACTCTTCCAACCAAATAGGATCAAAATTCCACGGCCAATGGAACCAACCCTTCTGCGCAGCACGAGCATTGCCAGAGATCAAAGCCTTGGGCTCCAAGCATTGGATGTGATGGGTCATGGGCAAAGGATCATGGTTCACGCACTTGTGGCAGTTGGGCCGGTCAGCCTGTGGTTTGTAGTCTTCAAGATTGCTCATGCTCATCCTTTATCTTCTGACGATTGATCATGGCCTGCATGGGATCAATGTCCCCCATCAGCACATCAAGCAGCAACCGATCTATTGCCTTCAAGTGCTTTTCCAATGCCGCATTCTTGGTAACAAACTCACCGCATGCGGCAACATATGGCCGCAGGATTTCTAGTTCTCTTTGCTCAGTCATAATATTTCTCCTCCTTCATTTCCTCAAAATAAGTCGCAGCATCACGTTCGATCTGAGAAATCACATCCGGATGCAAAACCCCGCTCAAGTCCACCTCACTGTTAGGCAAGAACACCGAAATCAACGTCCACACTTCAGGGTAGTCCGGCTCCAACTTCAGGCCAGACATAGGCTCAATCGATCCCACCTCAGCCGGCTCGTACTCAAAAAAACATTTGAGCGACAAACCCAACTCATCGCACTCGTACAAGAATTCATGCATTTGTTACCCCACAGTCAAAATTATTAAAATACCCACAATCACCGAACCTATCGTCACAGGCCACAAGGGCACAGGACGATGGACCGAGGACCATCCCATCAAAGCTGCCTGAACAAGTTCCTCAGAACTCGTCATCTCAGGAGGCGGCAGTTGATACAGCAAACCAATCTGCACCTTGCCCGTGTTAAATGGCGTCAAGCGCTGATTGATGCGGTTGACAGAGATGAAATCGGTGGCATTAGTGATCATAAGAAGCTCCCATTTCCTTTTTGGTCTTCAACGCATCCTTGTACGCCTGCTCAAAGCCTTCTAAAAAGACCTCAACAGGGACGTCTAATTCTGCAGTCAAGATGGCTGAGGAGACAAGGCACGCGTACCATGCCTGTGATGGTTTTACAAAAGTAGTTGAGCAGAAGTTAATCAAAGTCTGCGCATTGTCCATGATCTCTTCGATCTGTTTATCCGGTGTATGTGGTAATTTACCCATGTCACTATCCTTTCTGTGTTAATGAAGTTTGTCTGTCTTTTATCTAAGTAGACAGGGTTATTATCATGCTTTTATCTAGTTAGGTCAATTACTTGAAATGTACTATTTCCTAGGGGTTTTCCCTTGGTTTTGGGGTTTTAGTGTGATGCGCTATGGTACTGGGTGGATATACAGTGGGGGATTTGGATGGGATGGGGGACCGCGGACCGAGGGTCAAAAAGGGCAAAAATGGCTCAAAAAGTAATACTAAGGTTTAGGTGCTATAGACCTTTTAGGGGTAAGGTATGTTTTTTTTTTTATTTTTGTGAGATTTGGCGTAATAGACGTAATGGTGTAAGAACTGAATGAAATCAATACGTTACGAGCATTCGGCAAATTACGTCTGGAGATTCAATGTAATATTTTCAGGGGGGCTCCGCGAGATGAAAAGTGAAAAAATAAAAACACACTACACCCTCCAAAAGTTCTATAGGGAGCCCTGATTGCTTTTGTTGGTTGACTCTTGGGGCGACACTCGTTATACTCGTGGTAGTTCTTTTACGGGAGTTAATGATGGTACACATTGATCAGGGAATAGCCCTGCCAACCAATCGATCCAAATACCCTTTTGGGGAAATGGAGGCGGGTGATAGCATTCTGTTTGGCGTGCGCAAGCAAGCTGAAAGCTGCAGAGTGGCTGCCCTTCGCTTCACACGAGTGCATCAGCCTAAATGGGTGTTCACGCTGCGCAAGGTGGACAATGGTTGGCGTTTGTGGAGAATCAGCTAATGGCCAAGAAAGACGTTTGGAATGTTCCCCCTGTCATGCCTGACAAGGCACAGAAACGAATGTCTACTGAGGTGGCCCCGCTGCGGCAGCAGCGCCGCAAGCTAACAGCCAAGGAATGGACCTTCGTCACTGAGCTTGTAAGTGGCGATGGCCGCACCACAATGAAAGAGGCAGCCATCAGGGCAGGCTACAAGTCGTCCAGCGCTTCTGTGATGGCATGGAAGCTCACAAACCCTGATATCAACCCCCATGTGGTCTCTGCCATTCAGGCATATCGTGCGGACTTGGCATCCAAGTACAACACATCCTATGAGCGCCACATGCGCGATTTGCAGATCATTCGCGATAAAGCCCTTGATGCCGGTGCATTTGCAGCAGCCGTCCAAGCAGAGTATCGTAGGGGCCAAGCCTTGGGAACGATCTATGTG